ACTCAAGCAAAGCATTATCGACTTGACCGCGCCGCCGCTCTCGCAGACCACGCTTCGCTTGCGCTACAAGTTTGGCAACAATCCACAGAACATTCGCGCTCGTGATGTAGTGCAGGCGCAAAGGGATGTTGCAGCAGGTGAGCCGGTTGCATCAGGAACGCAGGCAAAGCCGCTTGTGTGGTCGGGTACCATGTTGGCATCGACGAGCTATAAGGTGAGCCAGTAATGGACCTGCGTGGAATTGCAAACCAATCGACCGATACCATTAATCCAAACATATTGGTCACCGTGCAAGCCTCGACTGGCTATACTATCGGTTCCGGACTCAAGCAGGTTCCGAGCTACACCGCTCCCGTTACTGGATTCGCTCAGGTCCAGGCGCTCATTCAAGCAGACCTAAAACATCTTGACGACCTTAATATCCAGGGCGCAACCCACTCAATTATCCTTCGCGGAAACTTGAACGCCGTGGTTCGTACCAATTCCAAAGGCGGAGACTTGGTTACAATCGACGGAGAAACGTGGCTCACTACGGCTATACTTGAGCAGTGGCCTCTCTGGACTAGGGCTGCAATAATCCTCCAAGACGTAGGGGCGCAATCATGAGCGCCCCAATTCAATACGTGCCCTCCATCGCGCTCGACTCAGTGTTCGATGCGCTCGGCGCGTTCATACAGCCGTTCGTGGGAGCCGCTCAAGTCATCCGCGCTCAGGTGAACCGGGTTGCTATGCCGGTAGGGAGCTTTGTTGAACTGACCGAGATTGCAAGTAGTGATCTTGAAGTCCCTCGCTCCACATACGACGGGGTAAATTTTCAGAGTGACATTATCGGACCTAAGCGCATAATGATTCAAGCTGACTTTTACGGCGCATCGGCTGGCGATTGGTGTGCGGCGGTCAAGACGGTTTGGCGCACGCCCTATGCCACCGCGCAATTCCCGGCAGGTATCGCGCCGCTCTATTGCGATGACGGCAACGAATCACCGCTGATTACGGGAGAGGAACAATACGAGCGCCGATGGATTCTGAATATGATGCTTCAATACAACCCTGTGATCTGTGTACCGCTCCAGAGTGCTGATATACTGAGCATGAACATCGTTAAGGGTGTGACAGCATGACAGGCCACATTTATCTAATCCGCAACCTCCTTAACAGCAAGGGCTATGTTGGCAAGACGGAGTTGTCTGTCGATCACAGATATGCTCAGCATCTCAGAAACGCATCCGGTTTTGTCAATACTGCACTCTATCGCGCAATACGCAAGCATGGGGAAGGAAAATTTTCCGTGGAAGAGGTAGCGTCGTGCGATTCTTCTCTTTTGAACGATCTTGAGAAACACTACATCAAATTCTACGGAACGTACGCCCCGACAGGTCACGGATACAACATGACTAAAGGTGGAGAGGGTCAACTTGGATTGGTTCACTCCGAAGAGACGAAGATGAAAATGTCAGCGTCTCACATGGGGCATATCGTCACTACGGAAACAAAACTTAAAACATCCCTAGCTAATAAAGGCAAAAAGCCTTCTAAGGCGTGCATGGATGCTGTAATCCTTGCCAATACCGGGAAAGTTCATTCTGCGGAAACGAAAGCTAAATTATCGGCTATCCGCAAGGGGAAAAAACGTGGCCCGATGTCGGAAGGTTCCAAAGAGAAGCTCTCAACTGCAAAAAAGGGTCAAGTCCCTTGGAATAAGGGAATGACGCATAAGGAGAAACGATGACGATCCCGGCTTCGCAAATTGCAAACGTAATCCCCGGCGTATTGAGTCCTGGTGGGGCAGGGCTAGTGATGAGCGGCCTTGTACTGACGCAAAACCCCCTGATGCCCGCTGGGCAAGTTCTTAGCTTTGCCAGCGCAACAGCAGTGTCAATATACTTTGGGCCATCGTCGGCTGAATATGCTTACGCGTCAATCTACTTTGCTGGGTATGTGAACAGCACACAACTGCCATCGGCAATCCTGTTTGCACCATTCAACGCGGCGGCGCGGGCCGGTTGGCTTGCTTCTGGTTCTCTAGCAACTGTTCCGCTGGCTACGCTCCAAGGCTACAGTGGAACGCTGACCATTGATTTTGCTGGTGTGCCTCTGACATCAAGCTCCATCAATCTTACTGGAGTTGCAAGCCAAAGCCTGATGGCGGCAGCGATTCAGGCTGCTTTCACATCGCCTCCGTTTGCGGTGACGTGGAACGCGGTGCAAGGTACGTTTGTTTTCACAAGCACGCTGACCGGAGCAACGGAGACTATCGCCTACGCAACAGGCACGCTTGCTGCCGATCTGTACCTCACACAAGCAACCGGAGCAACGCTTTCACAGGGTGCTGCCGCTGATACCCCCGCAAGCGCCATGAACAACGTGGTGGCGGTTTCCCAGAACTGGGCGACGATGAGTTATCTTATCGAACCCTCTCTTGCCTCCAAGGAGTTGTTCGCAGCATGGTTCAGCGAACAGGATGATGAGTATCTCGCGGTGATGTGGGATAGCGACGTGCTGGCCTGCACTCAGAACGCAACCGAACCATTCGGAGTGGTAGCGAAAACAAACAATTACAATGGCGTGATGTGTATCGGTGGCGATCCCTCTCTTGGTTCGCTTGCCCCTCTGGTTCTGAACACTGCGGCCTTCGTACAGGGCATGATTGCCTCCATCAACTTCTCACAAACCAACGGGCGCATTACGCTGGCTGGGAAATCGGCTATGGCGGCTGCGGTCCTTCCGACGTGCGCAAACCTCCAGACCTACACGAATCTGCTTGCAAACGGCTATAACTGCTACGGAGCCTTTGCATCGCGCAATGCCGGATTCACGTTCTTTTCGAACGGCAATATGCCAGGAGCGTTCCCGTGGGCTGATCAGTACGTCAATCAAATCTGGTTGAGCGCACAACTCCAACTCGCCTTACTCAATCTCTACACGGCGGTGAACGATATTCCTTATGACCCGACTGGCTACGGACTGATTCGCGCAGCCCTGGTGGGTCAGCCGACAGCCAATGGCGGAGTGACGTTTGATGGGCCAATCAACAACGCGCTCAATGCTGGCGTGATTCAGACCGGCGTCACACTTTCATCGACTCAAGCCGCTGTGGTAAACAATGCCGCTGGCGCAAGCGTGGCGGGAACGATTCAATCCAACGGCTACTACTTGCAGATTCTCGATCCGGGTGCGCAAGCGAGGAATGCAAGACAAACGCCGATCCTGAACCTATGGTACGCAGATGGTGGAGCAGTCCAAAATTTCAGCCTTTCGAGCATCGACATTCTTTAAGAGGTGACGTATGGGAGCATTTACGAACGCGGTGACGGGCGGAGCAAGCACGATCACCTCTGCAAATTCGGTAGTCAGCATGACAGTCGCGGGGCTTTTCCCGTCTCCCGTGCAACTCCAGGGATACTCGGCTGACAAGGCATGGGACACAGCGGCTGTCGTGGTCACTGAAACGCAAATCGGCGTGGATGGCCGCAAGACAGCGGGCTTGGTTTTCAACCCCGTAAAGCAGACATTCGCATTCCAGGCCGATTCTCCTAGCGTCCAGATTTTTGAGTCGATCTTCGCTGCACAGCGAGCGGCCCGCGACGTGTACTATATCTCGGCGACTATCGATCTGCCCGCAACTGGCGAGTCCTACGTGTGCAATAAGGGCACGTTGGAGGATTACAACTCAGTTGCATCGGCAGGCAAGGTTCTGACAATGCGCGAATTTTCGATCAACTGGGCGTCAATTCAGCCCTCAGTCAGCTAGCTAAATTGGAGGGCACTATGCGCAAAACCAGTACCTACACATTGGACTCTGAGGGCAGGGATAAAGGAAAGACGTTCCTGCTCACAGAGATGGCCGCGACAAAAGCGGAAGACTGGGCTATTCGCGTGATGCTTGCGCTCGGAGCGGCCAACGTGGATATTCCTGACGGAGCCTTGCAGTTGGGTATGGCTGCGCTTGCGGAAATTGGCCTCAAGAAGCTGTTTGCGATTGACGCTGTTTCGATCAGGCCGCTACTCGCCGAACTGATGGAGTGCGTTGAATTCATTCCTAATCCGCAAAAGCCGCAGGTCAAGGTGGGATACCCGCTGTTTGAGAGCCAGGTCGAAGAAGTCAAGACGTTGCTCATGCTCAAATGGGAGGTACTGAAACTTCATCTGGATTTTTCGCTCGCCGCCGGTCTCTCGGAATCTCTCGGCAACACGCTGGAGGCGGGAAAGCACAAGCCGGGTACGCGAACGTCCCCAAAATAATAGGGGTAATTGTCGGCAGACGATTGGCGACATTGAATGAATTGCAAACGATTTACGGCGAGGAGGACGCGCATAATCTTCTGGAAATCATCGCCGTAGATTCAGAAAACGAGAGGGAGTAGACCATGCCCACAATCATAGATTCGCTCGTGGTCACGCTCGGACTCGACTCAAAAGACGTTGACGCAAAGGCTCCCGGTGTTCGCAGCAAGCTAGCCGATCTGGAAAAATCCGCATCGAAGACCGAGCATGGTGTAAAGGGAATCGGTACAGCCTCCAAAGGGACTGCATCAGAATTAACGGTCCTTTCCGCAAAACTCGGTTCATTCCTCGCTGTTCTCGGCGGAACTGTAGCTGTTCGCGCCTTCGTCAAAGACACCA